GGTTATGACCTACACTTTGGAAACCGTTTAATTGATGTCAAGACAATGGGCAGAAGCGTACACCCAAAAGAAGACTTCGTGAATAACCTTATGGCGGTTCAATTTAAATTCCGTGCTACCCACTATATTTTTTGCTCGCTTAACAAAAAAACACGAGTTTTGACTGTCTGCGGTTGGGCAAGCAAGAAAGATATCCAGGAGAAAGCAGAATATTACGTTGAAGGATTCACTAGGAAGCGTTCTGACGGCACTTATTTTATTACGAAGGCTAGTTTATATGAAATCAAAAATAGTTCGTTAAATCGCGTCTATACCCCTTCAGATTTAATTCGTGACCTAGTTTTTTGATTAGCAAATACTAAAAACACCAAATAAACACCAAAATATGACAACTTTAGAAGATTTTAATGCCGTAGGGATATACCCCAAGGCGAATATTGTAGAACAGAAACTACCTTGCCCTAAATGTTCACCTGATCGCAAGAAGAAAAACGACCCTTGCCTATCAGTGAATATTGAAAAAGGATTTTACAACTGTCACCACTGCGGTTGGTCAGGTAACGTCCAGCTGAAAGAAAAAAAGGAATACATAAAGCCTGACGAACATAGTATTGAACTATCAGACCGTACTATTTCCTATTTCAGTCAGCGTGGAATATCAAAGGCTACCCTAGCGCACTGGAAAGTATCAGAAAGCCAGGAGTTCTTCCCCCAGGTGCAAAAGCGAAGAAAAGCGATCAATTTCAACTACTACCGTAATAAGCAGCTTATCAATGTCAAATACCGTGACGCTGAAAAGAACTTTAAGATGGTTCAGGGAGCGGAATTAATATTTTACGGACTGGACAACGTTAAAGAATCAGACTATTGTTATATCGTAGAAGGCGAAATGGACGCACTATCCTTTCACGAGGCTGGTATTTATTCAGTCTGTTCTGTACCTAATGGCGCAAGTAATGGCAACCAACGCCTCGAATACCTAGACAACTGTTATGAGTATTTCAAAGACAAGAAAAATATAATCCTATGCACTGATAACGATTCCCCTGGTATGGCATTACGGAATGAACTAGCCAGGAGGTTCGGAAGCTATCGTTGCCAATACGTTGATTGGGGCGACTTTAAAGATGCAAACGAAGTCCTGGTATCACAAGGTGCTGAAGTGTTGCGTAATATTATCAAACAAGCGAAATCATTTCCCCTGGAGGGAATTGTGAATATCAATGACATTTGGGATTCAGTACTAAACTTTTCGGAATACGGTATAACAAACTATTCAATGGAGTTTGGCGATTCTGACAACTACCTGAAGCTTGCCCTGGGCGAATGGACAGTTGTAACTGGAATACCCAACAGTGGTAAGTCAGATGTCGTTGACCAAATTTGCGTGAATATGGCTTTAAAACACGGTTTTAGGGTAGGTATGTTTGCACCTGAATCATTTCCTTACGAAGGGCATATTAAACGCATAGCAAATAAGCTAAACCAAACCAACTGTTCCAGGGATACCCTAAATCAATCCAAGGCGTTCATTGAAGAACATTTTAACTTCGTCAAGATCGACCTGGAAAACCTAACCCTTCAGGCAATCCTAGATAAGTTCAGGGAACTGGTGTTTCAGCGTGGTATTAATATTGCCGTTATCGACCCCTGGAATACTCTGGATCATAGCGCGCAGAAAGATGTTACCTATATTGGCAAGATGCTTTCGGAAATAACACAATTCTGTCAGCAAACAAATACACACGTTTTCCTGGTGGCGCACCCAAGGAAGATGGAAATGGAAAAAGACGGTTACCGTGTTCCTACACCTTATGATATTTCAGGTTCTTCTGATTTTTTTAACAAGGCGTATAACTGTATGACGGTGTACCGTAAACTAAACCAACGCGTGGACTGGGGTTCAGATGTAGTGGAGGTTCACGTTCAGAAAGTAAAACGAAAAGAAAATGGTAAACAAGGCAGCTTCAGCATAGCGCCTGACTTTAATTATGGTGGTATTTATCGCAGGGTTAATTCTGCAAAGGTTGTCGAAAAGGCATTTGAAGCAGAAGAACGGTCAGCAAAAAATAGCCTTCCGTTTTAGTAACTTTATCAAAATCAAAATCTAACTAATATGTTTGAAATTCAGATTGCACCAGTTCGTGGATTACTAGCAGGAGTTCACTATTCCAATGAAGACCTGGAGGGGGTAGAACCCCAGGAAAACCTTCAGCACACCTTGCAAATATGTCTATTCCTTTTGATCTTCAACGTTATTTGGTACACGACCAGGGAAGAAGAATAACCAGGTAATTGATATCTTTGCCCTATGCAAATAGACAAAATAGACGACATAAAAAAGAAATTGCTTCAAGCTCTGGAGGATCACCACGGTATTGTGACCAATGCTTGTAAGGCAGTTAACGTTGGGCGTTCTACGTTCTATAAGTGGATCAACGAAGACGAAGATTTTAAAAAGGCGGTTGACGAAGTCCAGGACGTGGCTATTGATTTTGTAGAATCAAAGCTATTTCAGCAAATAGACGAAGGAAACCCTACTTCTACTATATTCTATTTAAAGACCAAAGCAAAGAAACGTGGATATATTGAGCGCCAGGAAATCGTTCACGATGGTAAGCTAGACAATACCATAGTAGAGTGGCGTATTCACAAAGACGAACCAGGTGATAAAGGTTGATTGTAATATACAATTCGAACAACTTCTAAAATCAGATAAACGTTTTCGAGTTCACCAGGGGGGAACAAGATCAGGTAAGACCTATGCTTGTGTCCAGTTCCTGGCGTACTTACTTCGTTCAGCTGAAGAACCCCTGATTATATCAATCATTCGTAAAACCCTACCAGCACTGAAAGGTTCGGTGCAGCGTGACTTTATCCAGGTAATGGAACAGTTGGGTATGTACTACCAGGGGACACACAACAAAGCTGAAAACACTTTTAAGTTTAAAGACCATATTGTAGAGTTCTTGAGCGTTGACGAACCACAAAAGATTCGTGGACGTAAAAGGAATATCGCATATCTAAACGAGGCGAACGAATTGAACCTGGAAGACTTCCGACAAATCAATATGCGTACCACGGACTTTATCATTATGGACTTCAACCCTTCAGACCCTATTCACTGGATATATGACGAAATCATTCCCAGGGAAGACTGCGATACGTGGATTACAACCTATAAGGACAACAAATTTCTGTCGCCTGAACTAGTCAAGGAAATCGAACGAATGAAAGAACGCGATCCTGATTACTGGCGCGTTTATGGGGAAGGACTACAAGCTACATTCACCAAAAGGCAGATATACACTAACTGGGAGTTTATACCAGGGGAAGATATGCCTGACTTTGACAATCCTATCATTGGACTTGATTTCGGTTATTCAAACGACCCTTCAGCTGCCGTCCTGGTGCAGAAGAAGAACGACAAGCTTTATATCAAAGAACTACTGTATAAAACTGGTATGACCAACCAAGACCTGGCGAACTGGTTTAAGGCAAACGGTTATGAGCAGACCCTGATCTATGCAGATGCAGCAGAACCCAAGAGTATTGAAGAAATGAAACAGATGGGTCTATGGTGTAAGCCAGCAAAGAAAGGGCAGGGTTCTATTATGGCTGGGATATCACTTCTGAAGGAATACGACATATTTGTTTCCCAGGATTCGAAGAACCTTTACAAGGAATACAACAACTACTACTGGGAAGAACTAAAAGACGGTACAATAATCAATAAACCCAAGGACGCATTCAATCACCTACAAGATGCGTTGAGGTATGCGGTGTATTCTGAATACAGTAACCGTATAGACTTCTTCGTAATTTAGGTATTTATTAATTTGTATTTTTACGAAAAATTTCCTTAATGGCTTCTATACTAGATAGGTTCAAAAATCTACTTACCAAAAACGCAGTTAACACTGCCCAGGAATACAACCGTGCAGTGTATAACTACCTTGGGCAATCAGTTATTTGGAACGCTGAAAATGACGAAAACTATGTAAAGCAAGGATACCAGCGTAATGCTACTATCTATTCGT